GCAGATTAGACTCCTTGCGGCTTCATTTAAAGGCCGTGACAAAGAGATAAGGTTCGAATGGAACGGATGGCTATGCGACTACGCAGGACTTCCCACAGGCGAAGTAATTAGCCTTAAATGAAAGCAATCGGATGGCTATATGATCAGGAGTTTAAATATGTTTTTCAGAACATAGGAAAAGACCTATGGGAAGATCTCAGGCAAGAGGTAGCGGTGATAGTCCTAGAATACGATCAAGAAAAACTCAGGGAATTAGAAGCCAAAGGAAAGCAGGTATTTAAGTTCTGGATTGTTAGGATCTGCTGCAATCAAACGAATTCAAAATACGGAAAGTTTGGCAGGATGTATGCAGCCCTAGTACCCGTGGAGGATATAGTCAAGTTTATCAAGGAGGAGGAGGATATCGATAACAGCCAAGCGGTAGCAGACTCAATTTCAAAGATAGTGCAGGGGCTATATTGGTACGATCAGGAAATACTCAAAATGTATGTGGAACTCGGATCAGTTAGGAAGGTATCAAAGCAGACAGGCATACCGCATACTTCAATTTTTATAACCATTAAAAACATCAGAAAATGTATCAAGCAGCAACTAGTATACTAGGGTCGATTGGAATAACCCTGATTTATTTCTACATCTTGAATGTACCTGCGGTATTTACAAGGGTAACAAAGCGGAAACTAGTCAAGCCTTTCTCTTGCTCCTTCTGTATATCCTTCTGGATTAGCCTCTTTTTTCTAATCTTAAAAACGGATTTGCTAGAAGCGATATTTATCAGTAGTATAGTACCCTTCATCTACCTAAATGTGGAGGATCATTTCACTAACAAATTTCAATCATGACACCTGAAGATCACGAACTATTTAAAAAGCATTTCGAACTCTATGAGTGCTACAAAAAGCACGCTTTCATTCGCAACTATTCAAAGGAAGTATACGCAGAACTTATTCACTTGTATACTACCTATGTCAATCCAAAGCATAATTTTAGCCATTGGTGCAGTAGTTGCAGGGCTGAGTTAGTTAATTACCTTTACGGATGGTACACGAATGACCAAAATACTACTTGGTACAGAAAGCAGCAGGAAGAGGAAGCAGCACAGGCTTTGCAGGAGGTAGAGGTACCTTTCACCACAGAGGCACCAGTGATAGAAAACAAGCCGATCAAGAGAAGAAGAAAAACCAAATAAATAAACACATGGACAACAAACCAAAAACCAGACTAGGCAACGGAAAGAAAAGAAACGATTCTTGGATCACGGCTTCCCTATGCCTATCAGATGCCGAGGCACACGCATACACCTACAACGGGAAGAAGTATGTCAACTTGAATGTAAACATCTACGATAAGCCGAACGAATACGGCAAGGATGTGGCAATCAGTTTGAATGATTACAAGAAAGAGGAAGGGACAAAGCCACAGGTTAACAAGATGCCTGCTACTCCTTACCAAGCGGAGGAATACGATCTACCCTTCTAACTATGGCAAAGTTCAAACTAGAAGTGGAGGAAGGGTTCTATGAATCTGACAGCCTTACATCCTTGATCCTTGAGGTGCTGAAGCATAGGTTTTGGCATCTCAGGACTCATGGTAAGTGGATGGATTAAAAAGAAAATAGTCAGGTGGCGGAATTGGTAACGCACATACAACAAGAGTTCTGCAGGCTCGACCATAAAGAAAATTGTATGGTGGTATAAATACAGGTTCGAATCCTGTCCTGACTACAAAACCAAATCAAAAAAAATCATGTCAAACTTTCAATTAAATTTTAATAGCCCTAAGAAGGTAGTCAGCATCACACTAGATGAAGAGGAAGGAATCTTTCAACTTGCTTACTTGTTTAAGAACTTACTAGATGAAGCAGGAATCCCGAACAAATTAGAGGAGAAAGAAGTAGAAGTAGTAGAGGCTACAGAAGAGCCTAGCAAGTAAATAGACAAAAATCCACAAAATGGACTTAAAAAAGAAAGCATTTCTTGAAGCCTACAAAAAGGCCTTTGGTAACATATCAAAGGCCTGCAAGGCTACCAATATGGACAGGGGGACTTTCTACGATTGGAAGGTCAAAGATCCTGAGTTCCTATCTGCATTGGAATCCATTGAGCCTGATGAAGACTTTGCTGATTTTGTGGAGGATGCCCTAGTAGAAAAGATCAAGGACAAAGATACTACTGCTATCATTTTCGCCTGCAAAACCAAACTTAAAAAGAGGGGCTATGTAGAACGGCAGGAGATCACAGGTGCTGATGGCAAAAAGGTATTCGAGGTGAAGATCGTGGATGACGGCAATTAGCATCAAAACAAATAAGGTATTTCGCCATCTTGAGACTAGCAAATCAAAGATAGTAGTTCAGCAAGGTGGCACGAGATCAGGGAAGACCTACAATATCCTTCTCTGGATAATTTTTTCATACTGCGAAAAGAACACAGGCAAGATCATTACTATCTGCCGAAAGACCTACCCTGCTTTGAGGGGTACTGTCATGCGTGACTTTTTAACCATCCTCAAGGATCACGAGATATACTCAGAAGATGACCATTCAAAGACAGCATCTGAATACAAGTTGAATGGCAATACCATTGAATTCATTTCTTTGGATATGCCTCAGAAGATCAGGGGTAGAAAGCGAGATCTGCTCTTTGCAAATGAGGCGAATGAATTGACCTTTGAAGATTGGCAGCAGTTGCTTTTCCGTACAAATGAGAAGGTGATAATTGACTTTAACCCTTCAGAAGAATTCCATTGGATCTATGACCAAGTGCTACCTAGAAAGGATGTTGAGTTCTACCAAACTACCTACAAGGATAACCCATTTTTAGGGGCTGAGATCAAGGCTGAAATTGAAAGGCTCAAGGAGATAGATGAAAACTACTGGAGGGTCTACGGGCTAGGGGAAAGGGGACAGAGCCGATCACTAGTATATACCTTCAGTACTACCAAGCAGATCCCGAAGGAGGCTAAACTTGTGGCCTATGGTCTTGACTTTGGATTTAGCAACGATCCTACGGCATTGGTTAGGACTTACATCCTAGAGGATTCTATGTATGTCGATGAACTGATCTACCGCACAGGCATGACCAATCAGGACATAGCAAAAGAAATGCAGAGCCTGGGCCTTGATAAGTCAAATGAGATCTTTGCAGATTCAGCAGAGCCGAAAAGTATTGAGGAAATCTACCGGATGGGATGGAACGTGAAGCCTGTAGTGAAGGGGGCAATCAATCTAGGGATAGACATCATCAGGAGATACAACCTTTATGCAACTGAAGGAAGTTATAACCTGATCAAGGAACTGCGCAACTACAAATACATAGAGGATAAGAATGGGCAGATGACGAATAAGCCCGTGGATAATTTCAATCATGCCTTGGATGCACTCAGGTATTCGGTGGTTAATAAGATATCGAATAGCCACCTAGGGAAGTACTCTTTCCGATAGATACATCAAACCAAAAAAATATATTTAAAACTATGTGGGATAAATTGACTGTCGGGCAGTTCATCAGCCTGTACGATATTGAAACGAACGCAAATCTTAATATCATTGAGAAGCAGGCAAAGATGCTTGCTATCGTGGAGGGCAAAAGTGAGGAGCATTATGATTCTTACAAGTATCGAGATCTCATGCACACCTATGCAGAGAAGTTGGATTTCTTCAATAATATTCCACAGACTAAACCTGTAGACTATTTGCAGGTAGGGGAGAATAGGTACAAGTTCTGCCATGAACTACACGAGATCACGGCAGGGCAGTACATTGACATCTTGGCTTTTAGTGGGGAGATCATGCAACTCAATAAGATTGCTGCTTGCTTCTTTCTACCGATGAAAGGAAAGAGATATCAGGGGTATGGGGTAGTACCTCATGACGTGGTGGCAGATGATTTGCTAGGGGCAAAATTCATAGAAGTATATGCTTGTATGCTTTTTTTTTGTCAATTATTCAGCGAATTAATAAGCAATACCATAACCTCCTCAATGGTGAATCAGGAGATGGCGAAGAAGGTAGTGGATTTATGGCAAGGTGGGGCTGGGTATTTAGCACTAAGCAGGTAGCCGATTTTCAGAACATCAAAGTTAATGATGCCTATGATCTGAGGGTAGTGGAGTACTTGAATACCCTAGCATATTTGAAGGATTACAATAAAGACAAAGAAGCGCAGTTAAAGAAATGGCAGTTGCAACAAAAACTCAAGTAGCGAATTTAAACATAGGTGGAAGGAAACTTGAGCCTAGCGAATATGTCGCTGCTGTAGAAGGCACGTTAATCAAAAACGTGAGCGATGCCATGACCAAACTAGGAATCAATATAGTTGATAACCTAGCCAAAAATACACCTGCAGATTCAGGCAGATTGTCATCCTCTTTTTCTGTGATCGGAGTAAAGGAAACAAAGACCGGATACAGGCTTGAAATAGGAATAGGGGTAGACTATGCCGACTACATAGATAAGGGGGTAAGGGGTATTCAAAACAAGCGGAAGACCTACAAGAATGATCAGGGTAAGTTCTACCAATTCAAGACCTACGGGATGCCTCCTGAAGCCTTACAGCAGTTGCAAGGGTGGATGCAGCGGAAGAACATGGAGATTGAAGCGACTAACCTAATAGAGGGCAGAAATGTACTACCTCAGATTTCAACAAGTGCAAAAAGATTAGCATACTACATCAAAAAGTACGGTATTGAAGGAAGGCAATTCATTAAGAAATCAATCGATGAAGCGACTCCTGAATTCAATGTCGACATTCAAACCATTGGAAGTGATTCACTCGTTTTAAGAATAAGCAAATGATAACCCTAGTAGAACCAAGCATAGACATTCTTCCGGCATTCAATCGGATTAACTACACGATAAGCAGCACGAACTCGGAAGAGATCGGTTTCAAGTATGTGGTCAAGGTATATAACTCAGATGATGAACTCGTAACCACAGCCTACTACGATTCACCTGCTGATCCTGGAGATCCTGTTGAGTTCGATGTCTCTAAGTATGTCTCTGTAGACTTTACCTACAGCAAGGGGTTCTATGAAACGGCTACTTCCTCAAGTTCAAAGAATGCTATTAAGGGATACTACCTGAAGTGCTACGAATACTATGAGGTAGATGGGGACTTTGTCATAGTCCTAGCAAGCGAAGTAGTGAGTGAGACCAAGTACGCTTTCGCAGGTGCTTTGCCTTTGCTCGAGTTGAAGAATTGGTACTCAGGACAGGCTCAGTATTGGGGATCTAGTAACACAGTCTATAAGCCTTTGACAGCATGGGATACAATCAAAGTAAGGGAAACCGATTCTCAGGTTTTCGGCTTTATCAATACAGGCCTTTTGACCAATGTAGAACTATTGGTAACCTACAATAACGCAACCACTCAGACCTACTACATTACACCTACCGTAGTAACTAGCCCACACATTACCTATTTTAAAATCACACCAATCACATACAACTCAGGGGTAGCATCTATTCAACTATTCGTGAATTGGAATAACGGCTCAGCAAGGAGGTACAAATTTGCTACCCTATATACTCAATCCTGTGGCAGGTACGATCCTATGCGAATAGCCTACCTCAATAAGTTTGGGGTTTATGATTTCTTCAACTTTGACCTAGTAAATAAGACTAGTTTTCAGATTGAAAAGAAGGGCTATGAGAGAAACTACAACGGGGATATCTATGAGGCGAATGGGATCGTGGTGAAGAACGTGAACCCTATCTACTTTACAAAGGAAACGCAGAATTGGAGAATCATTTCGGACTACATTAACGATGTCCAGGCGGAACTTCTCAGGGAACTATACTCTTCCCCTTTGGTCTATTTGAACTTGGTAAATGATAACTACATCACTCCTTCATGGATTCCGGTTAAGCCTAATGCTACCACATACGAGGTAAAGAAAACGGCATCTGATAAGTTATTCAACTTAGAAATAGACGTAGAATTCCAACTACTAAACACCCGTCAAGTAATATGAGCGCAAGGTTATTTGTAGAAGGTATCGAAGCGGATACCCTTGGAGATATCGATGTTGATTTCACCTTCTCGGTGGCTGATGTTAGCGATATTGAGAGGCGAAATACTTCCTATTCAAAGACTATAATCCTGCCAAACACGGCAAAAAATCAAAGCCTTTTCGGGAACATCTTTGATATCTCTGTGAATAATGACTACTACGAAGAGGATGTCAATATCGGGGTAAACTTTAACCCTGCTAAACAGGCAAAGGCTCAGATATTCCTTGATAATGTCAAGATATTTGACGGGGTTTTAAGGATGTCTAAAATCAATTCTAGGGAAGGGGATATTACTTATGAGGTTAATATGTTCGGAAGGCTGCGGGATATCCTCCATGAGTTGGGTGATAAGACTCTGGCAGAATTAAATTTTGCGGACTATGATCACGTCTGGAATAGAACCAATATAGAGAATAGTTGGGGCAGGACTGAATGGGTAGAAGGAGCGCAGAACTATGTCTACCCTTTGGTAGATTACGGCTACTCTGTAGACTCTATAACCTACCCTATTAAGAACTTCAAGCCTGCGGTATTTGTCACCGAGATTCTGAGAAGGATTTTTGCCGAGGCTAACTTCCAAGTTACTGCACCTTTCTTCAATTCATTTTATTTTAGAAAGTTACTACTGATCACGGCAGAGAAGACCATCACAAGAGAAAGCACTACCCTACTGAATCAGACTTCTAACTTTTTTGAAGTACCAATAACCACCGATGCTAATTTTACGCACTTGGTTGCATTCAATTCTGTAGAGGCTACAGGGTTTGACATCAGTAACGGGGGTACTCGATTCACTTGGAATAAAGCACAGTCATTACAGACAGGATTAAACCTAAATTTGACCATATCTTTTGAAGCCTTGCAGGGATATATAGATAACGTCTGGACTATTTCTGTAATGAAGAACGGATCTGAGGAAGTATTCTATTTTTCTAGGCTTGTTTCAATGACTACACAGGGGCAGTTTAGAACATTTGCTTTTGAGATCTCAGGAGGTCTAGACCTTACAGAAGATGACTACTTTGAAATCAGGCTAACCGGAGAGATTGCAGGATCAGGAACGAATACCCAACTGCAGACCGAGGTAGTTATCCAGCCTGGAGGAACATTCAAGATAGGTAACACAGTACCCGTGGCGGTAGAACTTGAGGAAGGGGATACTATGAAGATAGGCTACACCTTGCCAAAGTCAATGAAGCAAAGGGATTTCTTGAAGTCTATCATCTCAATGTACAACCTGTATGTTACCCAGGATAGGCTTCGGACAAATGTCCTTGAGATCGTGCCTTATAATGAATTCTACAGAACCTTCAAAGATCAGGCACTTGATTGGAGCGATAAACTAGACCAATCACAGGACATCACTATAACCCCTCTATCCGAACTATCGGCAAAGGAGTACAGGCTTACCTTTGATGACGATTCAGACTACTGGTCTACTTCCTATAAGACCAAATTTAATGAGGCTTACGGGGAATCTAGGACTATTATAGACAATGATTTCATACTTGATACCAAGACTGTTAAGGTAATCTTTGCCCCTCCGGTAATGCGTGAACAAGTAGCAGGTAGAGTAATGATTCACCTTTACAAAGTAGAGAATGGGGTCAAAGTACCTGATAACTTCAAGCCTCGTATAGCGTATTGGAAGCCACAGGTAGACTGCCCTTCATGGAATATAGGATATGGTTCGGGGAATATTGCCTATACTACCTATCCCTATGCAGGTCACCTAGATGATCCTATCGAGCCTCAGACAGATGTGCTGTTTTCCTTCCCTAGGGAGGTCTATTTTAGCATTGGTCTATACCCTCAAAACAATAACCTGTACACGCAGTATTACGAGGGGCTTATCACTTCGATAGGGGACAGGAATAGTAGGCTTTTGGAGGGGTATTTCTACCTAACTCCTACCGATATTTCAAACCTAGATTTCAGGACTATTGTGAAGGTAGGTGTTCACTACTTCCAACTTGAGAAGGTGGACAAATACAACCCTATAGCGAACGGGCTTTCCTACGTTTCCCTATTCAAGATACTTAGAAATGTAAGCCCTGTGGACTACGACTACATACTACTTGAGAATGATGCCTACATGCTACAGGAAAACGGGTCTTCAAGATTTTATATTTAATCGATATGGCAGATAAGAGAATAAGTCAACTGATTGAAAGAACGGACATTGCTAATAATGACGTCCTTCCTATAGTAGCAAGCGGTGCTACCACTACGAACAAGGTAACTATTTCCACTATCCAAGATTGGATGCAAGACAACCTAGATGTAGGGGTGACTTCGGTAGGTCTTTCAGTACCTTCTGCTTTTTCGGTATCCGGAAGCCCTGTGACTACTAGCGGAAATATAACTATTTCAGGTGCAGGAACTACAGCGCAGTACATCCGAGGTGATGGTAGTTTAGCAGACTTCCCTTCAATCTCAGGCGGTGGATCTTCCGTATCTTACTATCTAAATGGTTCGGTATCTCAAGGGACTATCGGAGGGATTGCCTATCGAGAAATGAATAAGACTCCAATTCTAGGAGCAGGTACGGATATCACTATCAATGCGGACGGCTATATAGCCTCATTCATTACGGATGCAGGAGATCCTTCTTTGCTTTTGATACCTGGAGGTAATTGGAATTTTGAAACTTACTTCCAAGCATCTTCAGGCGGTGGAAGCCCTACCTTCTATGTTGAACTTTACAAGGTAAGCGCAGGCGGTACGGCTACTTTGATAGCATCTAATTCAGGAAGCCCTGAGTTGATTGCCTTCGGGACTAATACTACCCCTTACTTTTCCTCTTTGGCAGTACCTACTACTACCCTAGCCCTTACAGATAGGCTTGCTATTCGGTACTATGTAACGCACTCAGGTAGGACTATCACGCTCCACACTGAAAACAATACCCTTTGCCAGATTATTACCACATTCACGACAGGCTTAACGGCATTGAATGGCTTAACGGCACAGGTGCAGAACTTTGCAACGGGTACAAGCGGAACGGATTTCAATATTTCAAGCGCAAGTACTACGC